ATAACGCCCAAGCAAAAAGGTGGCGGGAAGAAAAAAATGAAAAAAGACCTTTTAAATCCTGGATTTATGAATTTTTATTTAAATCGAGGAAATCAAAAGAAGTGACCGAAGCGTTTCTCGTAGGCGAGTATAATCAAATACCGGAAAAACGAATAGGTGTTATGGATTTGAAACTATTTAAAAAAAATAAAAAGGTGAGGTTGTTAGAAAATATTTCTTGGACAAAAACGAACTGGGGTTCTTTTGCGTTTATCAAACGTAAAACTGTAAATGAAACAATGAGAGACAATCAAGTATTAATATTGAAATATAAATTAATAAACCTTTTATCGGCATCTTTTGGATTCAGTCAACTTGATGAAGTATGTCCACAAGTTGCTAAAGCGGCAGCAACTCTACAATATAGTTTAAACATTTCAAACAGTTTGAAGGATATTTCGGATATTTCTTCAAGAGTAAAAATTCCCCGTGAAGAAGAAAAAGAAAAATATGAAGAAGAAGAAGAAGATGAAGAAAAAGAAGAAGATGAAGAAGAAGAAGAAGAAAAAAAAGACGTAAGTAGTTCTCGTGTCACGCCACAAAAAGGTGTAAAAGGAACTTCTTCATTAACTCCAGTGACTAAAAACATGCCAAGAAGAAAAAAAATTCCACTAGGGTCTGTGTCAAAACTTAGAGGAAGTATCGATACTCTATTATCTTTCAAGCACTAGATTATAGTCTTAAAATTTTTTTAAAAAAGAGTTTTTATCTTCGTCAAGTAAAAAATGACTTGCAAACCCAATAATCATACATTGTTTGTTTCCTAGTAAAGAGTCGTTGCGCAAAAAACAAGACAATATCATAGAAAACAATATTAAATCATAGTCGCAGTTTCTTGATGTCTTCCAAAATAAAAATATACATCTCTTATAGTACAAACGAGACAGCAACACTTGAAACGACATACATACTGAAAAAAACTTTGTAAATTGAATGTTACTGCAAAGTAATCCATATGCTAATACATACACAAACGAGTCGTGCAGAATAAGTTGAAGTCGTTTATCCATAATTAAAAGGTTCAGTGTACATAAAAATTGGGTGCTTAGAATCAAAACATATAGTAGAAACTCTTCATCAGAACTTCGTTTAAACCCCACAAAAGAAATATGTATAGATAAAAATAATAGTTTTGAAAACATTTATATGGTTTATAATGTTTTTTATTAAAAAAAACAAAAAAAAACTTTTCATTACCCCATGTGGGGATCAAACACATTCAAAACACAGAGGCCCAAATCAATTCATGACGACCCAGTGCCAGTCGCTCACATCTTTGAACGACGGCTCCCCTTCTGGGCGCTACTTCATAAATGATGATTCTTCTTACTTGATATTGAAGAGATTCAACGCGCAGGAATTTTTAAATAAAAATTATGTTGCAAATGATACTGAAATAAACAATATGTTCGAATTCATGTACAAACTGCCACCGGTGCCGAATCCCAGACGACCGACTACATTTTTGAAACGCCCGCAAGTCACATTTTCACCTATAAATTATGATTTTGGGCAGAAAACAACAACACTTCCTTATGATGAAAATGTTCCCGACTTGGTGAAAACATGCAAAACTATTGTAGAAAAAGTTGCAGCAGAGTATGGATTAGACAATAAATATAATGGAGCACACGTTTCAATGTATCCAAATGGAGACGCTGGTTTAGATCCACATGAAGACAATGAAAATGTTATAGACCAATCCGTACCAATTGCGTCTATTTCATTCGGTCAAACTAGAAAATTTGCATTTTATAGGCGCCAAACAGACGAAGAAAGAAGATTTCAAATTCAAAAATCAAAGGCAAAAGTAGCACCTGATCCAAAACCCGTGAAGATTGGTTCAGTTTGTCTGAACCATGGCGACGTTATAATCATGGTGAAAATGCAAACCATAGGAATACTTCATGGAATAGTCAAAGAACCAAAACTTCAACATCCTCGCCTTAACATAACCTACCGTAAATTTTCTTTGTAAAATTTAATACTAGTTAATTTTTTAAAAGGAATATAAGATATTTAATTAATCACAGCTTTAATTCATTTTGTAAAGTTACAAAACTGTGTTCTATCTCTACTAAACTCAAACTTTTGAGAAAGTACTCACCATTGTCTTCATTAATCAAGTTTTCAAACATATTTTTAATTACTATGTTCATTTTTATTAAACTGCTGTTTTCATCCGACTCATCATAATCATGAACTCTAAAATATGTTTGTAACTTATTAGTATCGGGAGCACTCTCCCAAGGTGGCTCATAATTTACAAGAATAAAACACACCACAATCGCAGACCAAAAGTCCGAAGCTGAAAGGTATCCTTTGAACGTTAAATATTGGTCTTTGTTCAATTTCTCATTAAGATAAATTTCAAAATCTTTGACACGCAAAGATTTGAATACATTTGTACCAATTGTTCCAGGATAACGAAAAGGAACAGATGATTCTATAATTTTTAAATTTGTTCTAAATTGAGGAATTGCTATAGAAAGATTAAAATCTATAATTTTAATACAAGTTTTAGAATCCATGTCACCACTAATTACTAAATTATTTGTACCGATATCTCTGTGAAATATATTGTTTGTGTGCAACCAACTGATTCCGTCATACAACTGAGTAAAATATTTATCACGACTCGCTAGAAATAATCTTTGACTGTAGTTGTCTCTGTTGTTTTTCACAAACTCTGTAAGATCGATACTAAAACTTTTCCCAGATAGAGAACAAATTATGTACTCTAGTAATTGATACTTTTGATACGAACTATATACTTTTACAACATTAATGCTATAATCTTTTCTGTTATAAAGTTTAATAAGTTCTCTCATTACATTACATTCATTAGTATCAAAATCGTTGGAGGCTTTTCTCACTACCTTATCTTCACAAACTCTTACTATAGTTGAAAAAGAACCACTTCCTATTATATATTGAAATCCTTGTTTAATTAGTTCTTGTAAATAAGATTTATGGACTTCATTAGGTCTAGCAGATAATCCTTTCATTTTTTTATATTAACTAAAAATAAAATATAATGTGGGAATCTCACATTTTTCTAAAAAAATTGAATTATTATAGATCAGTACGTACCGAAAAACCTTTTATAATTTTAGAAAAAATTTTAGATGAACCAGAAAACATAAGCGAACTAAAAAATATTGAAAACATAATTTATAAAACACAAAATTCGACGCTTGATACAAAAATGGAAACAAATAAAGAAACATTAACTTTTACAGAAGATGAATGGTCAAACGTAGTTACTGAAGATTTTGGCATGGACAACTGTTTGGCATATAACTTTCATGGCACAGAAGTTTATTATGTGAACGCACCTATAAAAGACACTAGTACACATACTAATGAAGCAGATAAAATAGATTGGACGGAACGCCCGACACCAAACATATGGGATAAATATAGAGAACTTGCAGACTCAACTGCTAAAAATAAACCAAATGATAAAACTAAAGAAGTAGACTCATCACCTGCTTCTGTTATCACGCCTGTCGAAACGTCTAGCAGTAAAGATGATACAAAAGCTAAAAAAGAATTATTTCAAGTGAGTTAAAAATACATAGTTTTCATTTAATTTATAGGCATTTATAATGATAAGCATTCACATATAATAAAATATAAACCATTTCATAGTAAGGTACATTTTTTTCATAGAGTTGTTCTTCTAGTAGGTCCAAACTATAAACCTCTTTTTTTAATAAAAAATAAATATATTCTTTTTGAATAATATAAAGTACTTTAGATAACTGACCCAATACTTTGTTCGGAACAATCAAGTTTATTCTACCATCTGTTGAAATGTTGACACTCACCTTCTTCGTAAATTGCACGCGATATTTCAATCCATATCAAGTATAGATGGAGTGTCGTACTTTTATCTTACTTTTTTTCTGGTGTAAACTAAAAAATAAATAAATATGAACTTAGAATACCACTTGTTCAACTTAGAAACTGCTTATGAAAGCATACTATTTTTGATTGATAAAGCTGACCCTACTGAACAAGATAAATTAAGAGAATGGCTAGATTAAAACAACACATTGATTGTCTTAAAGCGTCTTTGAACTAAGTTTTATCAAGACACAGTGTGCTCTAAAAAAATTAAGCGAATTGAAAAAGTACAAACGTAGTGATGCAAGCAGATTTTTACAATCCATCTTACAAACTAATTGATTAACACTTGCATATGGTAAGCTTTTATGTAAAATACAATGTAATACCTATCGTAGTCAGGTACGTCGTTTTCTATGAGGTGGTCTTCTAGTAGTTCCAAACTATAAGGATGTTTTTCATACAAAAAATAAATGTATTTTTTTTTAATAACGTAAAGTATTTCCGAAGACTCTTTGTCCGGAACGATCAATTTTATCTTATTATAATTTGAAACGTCTAAAGTAACATTTCCTATGCGAGCTATGTTAGGATTTTCAGTATACAAAATATTAACGGTTTTTCCAAATAGTAAACTCAAAAACAAGGTAAAGCTATACTGTGCCAAATCCGTACAAAGAAATCTTATTTTATCTTTTAATTCGTCGTGCATTTGTTCAATAGTTTTTTCTGATGACAATATTGAAACAACGTACTCATTATTCAACAAGCTTTTTTTGTCTGAGTCTAGATTTATAAAATTTGCACTTTTTAGTATTACAGCAAACTCAAAATCTCCTAAATTTAGGTCTCCGAGTTCTAACTTTGCTTCATGTTTTATCACTTGACATAAAGTCAACATATCATATTGAGTACCGTCGTAATACTCTGGAGAATCTTCAGGAACTTCAGGAAGTCTATTCATTTACTTTAAAAATAAAAAAAAAAATAATTTTTATTTTTATAACTTTTTTATGAGTACTGACTGTATCATCAAACGACCACAAAAAAAAATCTATGATAGTTTTGTGACCTGGAAAATACATGCAGTTATATGGCATTGGATGTGCAAACTGAAGGCATTCCGAATGTTCCGTACGACCTGGCAATTCGTGAATCTCTTTCACATGTCCCACAAGAAATGCCATCAGGACTCGTGTCCCGGTTTTGGGAATTGACAAGAATGTCGGGATAACATCTTTCTGATTGCACCAAATCTTGTTGTATATAGTGTATATATTATCACAAATGTTTTTTATATACGATAAAAAAAATAAATATTTTACCCGATCTTCGACACCGCAGATAAGATATCAAATCATTGCTCTTCTCTCTATCCGCACATTGACAGTAACATGTCCT